CCCGTCTATACACAGCCTCATCAGCCGTGCATTGGCACCCATCTCCGCACCAGCTTAGTGCGGCTCTCCCTGGTCCAACCAGATTGCCATTTGGGCAGTAAGCCCATTGGTTCTCTTGAAGGGCCTTCAATAAAGTATTGAAGGAGAGATTCCCACCCATCCCTCTTCGATCTGCTTTGTTTAGGCAGAACAACCGAGGTTAGATACTCGTCAACTTGGAGACCACAGTTGCGTCTCTTAGTCTTGGCTTCAATGCCAGGCGAGTATGTAAACAGAAGGGTAGATGGGCCTGGTAGATGCGATATAACCAGCGTATCTAAAATATGCTGGGGAATCCGCTCCGAAACCAAGTTACCAAGGTTTAGGAGGCCAGCCTTGTAGCACTCATACGAGATGTCTACAGCGGACTGAACATCACCAGGTTTTACCTCGTCATCGATGCTAGCCATGTACACAGGCGTTACGTCTGTGCCCATAAAGGCATCCATACCGCAAGATTCGGCAAATCTACCCGAATAGTGCGACTTGTCTCCATTTACTGAGAGCTCGCAAAGCTCAAGGAGAGATGACAGAGCAGGAAGAGCGCGCGACGGCAAAATCATGTCGTCACCATACACGCGCACCAACTTGGACGCCTCCTTGATGGAGGTCCAGAGACGGGCATCGCTGCCCGTCTTTAGGCTGGGAGTCGACCATATAACGCCTGCAATACATGCACAAGCGTATACTATCGATTGGATCGGAAACACTGTTGCATTCCCTTGAGGAGCATATTTGTTCAACAAGGTGTATTGCTTCGTGTACCCCGGGTCACTAAGATATTGTGACCTGGCAGCGGCAAGTGCGTTCAGGAGGCTAGGTGCCTTTCTGAATACCCTTTCTACCGTCCATTTCGATAACCGGTCCGAAGCATTGCTCAGATCCACCGTCGCAAGACGAGGGTCTGCGCTCGCTTCGAGCGCCAAATCCCGAGAGAGGGACTGTTTGGTGATCTGCACACATCGTGCAAGAACACCTAGGCCAATTTGTTTACGGATGAACTTACGTAGTCCACCTTGAATAAATTGGTTGGCGGTCGGCTCAGAGGCTATCAGCCTAGGCTTTTCCTGTGTTTTATTCACAGGGATCAGCTTAGCTGGTAGACTCCGCAGGAATCCTGAAACTTCATCATCATACCACGGTCCGTATTCGAAAACGCGGACATTGGCAGATGCGTGTAAGTCACGAGGAAAAACTCTTTCGAGTTGCTGACTCCAAGTCGGAAAGACGTACTTGTCCAATCCGGCTTTTTGATCAGCCACTGCTCCAGGTCCATGGTTCCCAACAATGGTGTCGGGATCAAACCAATGAAATCTCCGCACAACTTGATCGCAGACTCTTTGGTAGAGTTCTGCGAGATAGGGTGGGCAGAAACTTTCTTCCCCGAATAGGGAAGGCTCACTGGGTTGAAACCGTACAGCGTCTCCAATAGATAGGACCGCATTTTCGGCAGCGCCGAAATCCAGCCTATCCCAAGAGTCAGAACCAGACCGCAAAGCGCGATCAAGACTGAAAAACGCTTGTATTTCATTTTCGACTTTCTCCTTTGAACAAGGTATTTGAACCTTCTTATAGAGGAGGAGGACCTGACGAAGAGCTTGCACAGCTCCGACATCAGGACTCTCGAAGATGATACCACTGCTAGAAAAGACTTTCTTCCAAGTGGAGTTCATGAATACTGGAAGGCCATCGCGGGTTTTTCCCAAGATCGCAAACTTCTTCGTATCCAGCACACCACGGGAGAGTGCGTAGTCGAGTGACTTAGCACAACGTGGGAAGTCGATGAAGATCGACCTTTCGCCACGAGTCTCAACTAGTGAGAAGATGCGGGAAAGATCCCGCTCCGACTCATAGGGATCAACCTGCCCCCATACTATCAGATCTTTAAATAGATTGACGTATGAGAGGTAGATGTTGACACTGATCCTTTTCATTGACAGCTCCTTTTTGAGGTGACATGATCAGGCCCAGTCCCTTACATTACAATCTCACACGCCACCAACGGTGGCGCGCTAGCACAACTTATGCTAGACACACAGGGAAGAAACTGTATGCATTCTTCTGGTTAGCTATCGCGAGCCAGAATAAGTGCTTTATTTGTTTCAACCCAATTCAGCAGGCCGTCGACATAGTAGCCGGCGGTCGTTGAATCCTGGCGTCCGGTCGAAGTTTCCATGACAGTCCACGTGGACTGCTTACGGATAAGAATGCCATCACTATCATAAGTGGTGACATCCAGTCGAACCAGATGCGATTCCTTTGTCCCGCTGTTGCGGTTCTTGGGAACAGTGTGTGTGATCTTCAACTCATAGTCGACAAGACCATCTTCCAAAAAGTAATTGGAAGTGTAAGGTTCCGAGTCATTGACTCGGGCCAAAACCTTGTTAACTGCGTTGATTGAGAGTGTAATGGTGGAACCGAGCATGTGCTTTGCTTTCTGTGTCATAGCCGGGAGACCATCCCCCGACCGGATTGCATTGGATCCTACGCGTTACAAAACGCGGAGGAGAAAGAGTGATTGAAGTATCGACCACTGTCTAGCCGTCAAGTACGGTATCGACCACTGTGGATAAAACGATACAAACGGCTGTATCCTAACCTTGGTTACAGCACGTGATTTGGGTTCTGCTGGAGACACGGTGAAACCGGTCCTCAGCGACGGAAACACAACTCTCATGTCGTAGGTTGTCTTGTACATTACGTTCAAGCCTTCCCACTCCCATGGGACACCTCCCCTATAAGCCGCAAGAAGCGAGCCCGTATTGGAGAACCAGTCAATCAGCCAGCTCCATGGAATCAAATTCCATACAGCTTCAGCAGTGACTGTGTGTGTGCCCGAAGACAGCTGCTCTGCGAGAAATCTAATCTCTCGCTCAGGTGGAGGGTTTATTAACTTAGCCCTCGCAGTGTACCAGTATTCTCTGGATGCACTTGAGTACACATGACACTTGTTCGTCGACGATTGATTGTCAGCGACCGAGTGAAATGCCACCTGGTTCAGCCTACTGCCTTCCCATTCTTCGACCGTAAGTCGCCGTTTTATTCGGCGAAATCCGGTTGATAACTCACGTAGGTACTTCTCTCGTTTGTCAACTTCGCTGGCAAAGTTAAACAGATATACCAGATCCTGAAGGATCGGCATAATGCCAAACTGCGCCATGAGGTTGGCCCTAGCGGACCCGCCAGACGGGGGGGGATCACCCCTCCGCTTGGTTATGAGCATAGTGACAGATTCCTTTAGTAATGAAGGAAGTTCATGTAGCTCAAGGATAGAGGTAGGAATATCTCTATCCGGTCTGTTAGGGTTCATGTTCGCCACTGCCATTGAGGCAAGCGTCGCTGCTCCAATGGGATCCTTCTCAAAGTATGAGTAGGCCCATGGTTGGCGTACGAGCTCCGATATACCCGGTTGCAACGGAATGTTGTTAGTCGTGTATACGAAGCCTGTTTGGGTGCGAACACCATTCACAGAGATCCGAGGGCAGGCTCCCATTTTCTTAGAAAATGGAGAATCTACCCAAGGCGGACCAACCAGATCCACGCATTCTTCTCTACTTAACTCATACGAACCAACGTTGGTCGTATTAGGTGGGTAAAGTGCGGGATTTGGGGGGTACGTCCTGACAATGGTACCGACCTGACTCATGGACAGAGTCCTTTGTCTGGTTCGGCTAACGCGAGTCATCGATTCTCTTTCTGCATGTTGGGTTCCTGAATTGGAACGGTATTTCTACCGCGAGGAGGCCTTCGGGC